ACCGTAATGGGCCGCCCCGATGGCTCGTTTGTGCCATGGCGTGGCTAGCGCCACCGCCGCCGCCGCCGTACAATAAACCACCCCGTGCTCGCCATACTCTCTATTTTTCTATGTGCTACACAACAGTGCGACGTGCCGCCTGTTCATCGCCGCTGCCGCCGCTGCCGCCAATGTCACAAGTGATTGCGCCGCCGCGCGTAACAGCGCCGTCCCCGCCGCGCACCGACACTGGTTACATGACGCGCTACGTGTACCCGTCGGTGCACGAAGCGATTGCGCCGCACAACCTCGTTGCTATGCGGCAACGATGGCAACGCCTCGACGCGCACCTGTATCCCCGTCACACGCTGCGTGCCATGTCGACAGTGTCTGCGTCGCCAATCGAGCCACCAGCCTTCCTGCCATCGCTGTTTTCGCCACTGCGCGTCGTGGAACTTGAACCCGACGTGTACGCACAACAGAACCTCGCCGCCCTGCGCGCCATGTTTTCACAGCCGTCTGTCAACTACGTGCTGCTCGTAGACGAGCGCAACCGCGTCTTTACAGTCTATCACATCAAGACGCGACAGTATGCCATGTAATGTGTAAGAAGAATGACGTAACATTGCGTCTGTCCCTGGGCAGTGCATTTCAGGCATACCATGTAACTAGACGACTTTGTAGATTGGCACTCATGGCAGAGACAACAGCCGCAGAGACACGCGTTGCGCCCCGCGGCGGTGGTGACGGTAGTGTCGGCGGCGGCGGCGGCGGCGGCGGGTTGCGATTTCTTGATCCGTGGGCGTTGAGTGTTTCTCCGTCACAGAGATTGGTAGATCGCGTGAACGACTACAACTGGAGGGTGATGCCGTTTATTGGATCCGCTGGCACGCACTACACCACGTAGCGCGCACGGATAAGACTATAAATTTTCCAATCTACGTCGAGAGTAACACACACAATGACGTCAAACGACGATGCAGAATGTGCCATTTGTCTAAGCGTCATGTCGACCGACGACAACGAGCGCTGCACACTGGGATGCAAACATTCGTTTCACAGGCGCTGCATCGTAGAGGCGCTGTTACATCGCCAAGTGTGTCCTCTTTGCCGACGCGAGGCAACGACAGAGCCTGTCGCCGCCACCACCGACGCGTCCCTGCCCGAGGCGTTTCACACGGCAGTCGAGTGCATCGGCGAGCCGTCAGACGTACGGCGCGTGCGCGACCAGGGTAACGACGAGAGCGCCGACCGATACATGGCGTTTCTCCGCGACCTGTTGAACAGCGGCGCGGCCGACGGTCTCATCCGGTACTTTTTTTCGCAGTCCGTGCGCCGCAGCCGCGCCGACGCGCAGCCCATGGACTCGGCAGCCATCGAACGGGCACTTGTCGACGCGCTTGATCCGTCGAGCATAGGGCCGCTTATGTCGGCGATGAAACGCAGTCGCGCGCGTCTGCTCGACGGTGACCTGGACCACTTTGCTGCGCCGCCGCCGCCGCCGCCGCCGCCGCCATCCGCCACAGTACCTCAGTCGTCGTAAACAGGCCGATGCCTCGGGTCACGCAATACATACCATACACGCGCCCATCACGCTGTTGGCGGCGCAACGATCATGCCAGCGTCTCTTTTCATCTGCGGCGTGACCCGCCACGCACGGGAGCACGTGTCGCATTCTGCCTGGTGCTCTTCAAACTCGTGCACCGTAAGGTAGCGTGCCGCCATTACAATCTCGGCCCCTGTGTCGTCGTCGTCGTCGTCCATGCGCCGAAACGCGAGGAACAGGCGATAGATACACCTGTAGCCGTCGTGGCACGCTTCGTACACGTTTTCGCGGATCATCGACCGCCAGAACAGTGCCAGCGCAACACCCAGTGCGAGTGTTTGATCCCATGCGGCGGCGTCGGCGCTCTCCGACGCCATTGTCGCGCGCTGCTGACTGTTGCAATACATTTTTTTCGACTGGGAACGGGGTGTGTGTGGGGTTGTTATGTTATGTTTTATGCGCCGGTGGCGGCAGTAGGCTCGTGCGGCTGGCTACTACTCGTTGCACTGGACAAAGCGCTCCGGGTCCTCAGAGCACTCGAGCGGCAACAGGCCCGGCTGCCCGTGGTCAGGGACAATCTCGCCCTCGGCGTTGCGCTTGTAGCACTCTTGCAGGTCGGGCACCGACTTGATGGCCGCCTCGGCGAGCGTCGCGCCGAGGATGTAGTCGGTGCGGAGGATACGGAACGCCGTGTACTTTGCAATGTCAAACTGGCAGCAGCGGCCCGTGCCCTTCGAGTCGCACGGCACAAACTCGGTGAGGAACTGGATGAGCGCCAGGTTGGTCGTGAGGCCGGCGGCGTACGACGTCTGTTGCATCGGGTGGCCAATGAAGCGGATGTGAAAGTCGGCCGAGTCGCCAAACGGGATGTTCGACACGGTGCGGAACTGCTGCACCATCTTGGCAAAGGTCCATGCCTGCGCCGAGTAGTTCATGCCAATGGCACACGTCTGGCGCGCCGCGACACGCGAGAGCGAGATGATGCCCGACAGTGCCGACAGCGGGTTGAGGAACGGCACGAGTGCCAGCGGCGCCGGGTCCTCGAGCCACACCGTCGCGTCGTTGCGCAACACGCAGTAGTACTGGTTGAAGATACCGTACAACTCGCCGTACGTCGCCCAGCCCTCGGCGAGCGCCGCGTAGCCCGGCGGCAGGTACTCGATGAGACCAAAGTTGCCCTCGTGCTCCATGTTCAAACCCGACGTGTTCCAGCCCGGCTGCGGCTCGTCGCGCAGGCTCTTCACGTTGTTGGGCACATCGTCAAAGCCGTGGCCGAGCGCACCCTCGTGCAGCAGCAGGCCGACGAGGTTGGCAAAGCCGACGCCGATACGCACCGGGTCGCGCGTCGGCAGGTTGATGACCTGCTGAATGACCTTGCTCGGACGGAACAGGATGCCGCCGCCCGACGACGCCGAGCCGCCCGCCGAGTCGACGACGCGGAAGAAGATCTTGATCTCGCCCTCGCGGTTCTCCGCCCAGTCGGGCTCGTCGTACGTGTTGACGAGGTACGGCCGGTAAAACTCCTCGAGAAAGTCGGTCGGCAACAGTTGCTTGGACGGCAGGTCGGCCGTGTCGATGATGAACTTGGTCAGGCGCTGCAGCATGTTGTCGCCGCGGAAGCGGAAGAACGTGCCCTGGAGGCCGTCGAACACGTCAAACTCGTCGACCACTGCAGCCTGGTTGTACGCATCGTCGTCGGGCGTCAGCGGCTCGTCGGCGCGCGCGGGGTCGCGGTCGTTGCCCACCGCCAACGGCGCGTCCGGGTCAACCTCGTAGTGCTGGCGGTACACGTAGTCAAACTGCTTGCGCGAGTCGACAGTGCCGGCCTCTGAGCCGGCGGCCGGCGCAGCAAAGTTGTAGTGAAGCGACTCGCCACCGACGTTCCACTCGTAGTAGTCCGAGTCGTCGCCCGTGTGCAGGAACGTCTTGACACCGGCGGCCGTGTAGCCGTAGTGGCGGCCGAGTTCCTGAAGGTCCGAGCGGTTACCGCCGGGCCAGTTGAGCGGGCCCGCGTTCGGGTCCGGCTGCGGCTGCGCCGAGGTGCTCGTGTTAATCGACTCGGCGGCCGCCTCGTCCGACACCTCCTGGATGGTCTTGCCGTCGGCGCGCCACGTCGGCTGCCAGATCGTCGCCAGGTAGCCCTTGAGGTCGTCAAAGAACAGCACCAGGTTGGCACCCGACAGCGACACGAGGATCTCGATCGGCGCCTTGCCCGCAATCGGCTCGCCTGGCGTAAACTCTGCCGGCTCACCAGCCGGCAGCACAATGTAGTTGAGGCCCTTGTAGTTGGCGACGATGGCCTGTGCCGACGCGTACGGCGTCTGGTCGCCGTGGTAGCCAAACGACAGGTCGGCCTTCTGCACGGCGAGGAACTCGTCGCCGACAGTCGTGCCCAGCGCCATGTACAGCGTCGACGTCAGCCACTCCTCCATCTCGGCGATGCCAGCCTGCGCCGACTCGAAGAACGACTGCACAATCGCAGCCTGCTCGTCGGCGGGGATGTCAGGGTTGTCGAGCGACTGGTCGGCGTACTGCGGCAGTTCGTTGTCGGCGGCAAGGCGCGGCACGTTGATCAGCGTGTCGTACGGGTGCGGCACCTCCGTCTCGTCTTCGTCGTCCAGCACCTCGATCCAAACACCGGCGATGCGCGTCTTAAACGACAACATCACACCGAGCACGCCCGGAAGCGCGTCGGGAGCCAGCGGCGCGCGCTCGACCGACTTGACGGTCGGCACCTTGGCGCGCCACGCACCGGCGTACGCGTCGTCGTGCGAGTCTGCCTGGCGCTGTTGCCAGCGTGCGTAGACACGCTTGAGCGCCGGGAGAACCTCGTGCTCGTAGATGTCGCGCGTGACAGCAAACACGTGCTCTGCCTCCTTCTGCGTCACCGGGTTGGGCGGCGACTCAAACTCGCCCGACATGAGGTACTTCAACTGCGTCTCAAAGCCCGAGATGACCTTGATCGGCTGGCCGGCAGCGTTGCGGTCCGGGTCGTCCTCAAGGTTGACCAACTCGTCGCCCTTCTGGTACTTGTCACGCGGCACCGAGCGGCGCGGACCGATGATCGGCGACGACACGAGCGCCTGGTCCCACGACTGGTCAATCTGCTCGCCACTCGCCAACGTGCGCACGACCCACGGCTTAAACGCCGTCGAGTCCATCGAGGTGCCAGGCTGGTTGTACAGGCTGACGACGGCAGCGGCGGCCTGGGCAGGCGTGTAGTCGGGCGGGATGGTGCCGTTGGCCACAGCCTCGTCGACGATCGCCTTGAGGTTGAAACCGTCGGGGTCGTCCTCGAGCGGGTTGTTGAGGATGGTCGACACGTTCGGGTCGAGCGCGATGCGCGGCCACTTGTAGTCGTCACCGGCCAAGTCGTCCTGCACCGCGTCGTCGACGACGCGCGCAAATCGCTTCGTCACCAGCGGCATCAGGCGCGCGCTCGGCGGCGACGGGTCCTTCTTGCCCAAGTCGTTCACCCACACAAGGAACAGGATCGGGTCGAGGGCCGCACGCAGCGGGAAGATGGGCCACTCCCAGCCCTCGCCGTAGAACGGGAAGCCGCCGACGGCGTCAAAGTTGACGATGCCGTTGTAGAAGCGATGCTTGAGACCCGAGTAGTCTTGCGAGAAGCCAGAGAAGTAGTCCCACTTGTCGTTCTTGTAGCGCTCGACAGCAATCTGAAGATGCGTCAGCATCAGGCGCATGGCAAGGATGCGCGCAAACGTAAAGTCCTCCTTGGCGCGCTCCGCCGCGGCGGGGTCGACGTGGTCGCCGGCGGGGATCGGGTCAAACTTGAAAAAGTCAAACGCCTCGTTCTCGGTCAGCGCAAACACCTGTTGCAACAGCGCCTGGAACAGTCGGGCCTTGGTGGCCTCGCTGCCCGACCGCAGAAGCGGCAGGTCACGCACGTCGCGCGGGATCTCATAGCCGCTGCCCATGCGCAGTAACTGCGACAGTTCACGCCACAGGAACAGCGAGCCCGCGATCAGGCGCTCGATCACCTGTGCGCCCGTAAGCGCCTTGGCGTCCAACTGAATTGCCGGGTTGGGACGCTCGAGCGTGCGCTGCGTCGTCACGTACTGGCCGTTCTCCTCGGGCACGTTGTCCCACGCAAGCGACGGCACGGTGACCAACTCGGGCACGTACAGCGGACCCTGGGGGTCGGGCTCGGAGGCCGGGTCGCCACGAAGGATGCGCACAACGTGGTGCGCCGCCCACGCCGACGACATGCGCTGCAGGTCGGCAACGAGGCCGTGGACCGGGAAGTCGCTGTCAAAGGTGCCGCTCACGTCGACGCCCAGCGACACAAAGCCGTTGGTAATGTCGCCGCGCGACAAGAGGCCGCCGTTTGCGCCGATGCGCTTCGAGAACGAAGTGTCGCACATCGTTAGTAGTCGAGAGTAGTGTCAAGTGTGTGTCGTCACGCGTCACGCACCCCCGGTTCCTGATTGCTGACAAAGAAAAAATTTCACGTTCTGAACCGAAGAGTTTTACACAGAGCAACAACGCCGCCGCCAATAACACCAGTAACACCAACACCACCCCCCCGCGTCACTGACGATTCTCAATGTCGACAATCACGTTGCTCACAACAGCCACGTTGAGCCGATTGCGATCGTAATCGCGGTCTTGCACCGGGTACGCCACTCGCTCTTCACGCACCACGCGGATGACACCCCTCGTGTACAGTCGCCGTGCCTCTGGTAGTGTCTTTCCGATCAACTCTTGTTTCAGTCGCTCAGTCTCTGCGTCAAAGTACGAAGGTTTGACTTCCTTTTGCCACGGTTTCGTCCCGGCACTACTGGCACCGCCATGATACGCCATCACGACACCGCCGTCGTCGTCGTCGTCGCGTCGCCGTCGCCGTCGCGGTCCACTCACGTAGACTGCCGGCCGACCGCTGCCGCTGCTGATCACACGTCCTCGCCTGTGCGCATAGAAAATTTTGACTTTATGCGCCGCGCACCGTTTCTGTTACCAGCAGCCGGACGCCCTCTGACATTGGCAGTGCCAGAAGCCAACTCAGTAACACCACCCCGAATAGGACAACAAGGGCCGGTACAGCCGGGGGCATCGCGTTCCTCGTCGTGTAACGGGGTTTTTTTTACGCTGCACATGACAAGAAGACACAGAGTGTCAGGTTTACCAGGCATCGTCGCGCAACACGCACGCGCGCACACACACACACACACACACACACACATGCCCCCCAAAAGTGAAAATGCCGCCGCTGCAAGCAAGTTACATCGCAAAGACTTCCCTGCTGCACAGTCTAGTCGGGGCAAACTTCTAGTCGACGATGGCAACGTAAAGTACATGTCACGTAGCACGCGTGCAGGCTGGGTATGGATGCCGGTGAGCGACAGTGTCGCCAGCACCGATCCAACACTGGTCGTGCAAACAGACGCGCTGGCACCCATGTTGCGCTGTGTCCGACAGTGTCTAGTATCACAGGCGTCGGCATCAATGTGGTTTGACGTGCAAACACCAGTGTGGCGGACACGTGTCAACCGCTTGCTCAAGTTGGCGTATCACACGACGGTCGACGGCGACAACGATGTACCGCCGACACACGAGAAGTACTACCGCCACGCATTGCGCATCCTCGCCCACGACCCCCCGTGTGTCGTCGACGTGTCTGACACGGAGCGCACGCAACAACTCGCCGAGGCCATCGACCTGGCGACACTGATCACCAACGAGGGACTGCAGCGACAAGATGCTGCCGTCGCCGCAGCCCGTCGCCAGTAGAGTATGCAAAAATATACACTGGTACTACTGTTGTCGTCGTCGTCGTCGTCGTCGTCGTCGTCGTACCAATCCAATCTCCTCTGCCACGCATGATGTCGCTGTTGGCTGCCGTGCTATTGGTAGCAACCCTGGTGTGGTTTGCCGTGTACGCGCACTGTCCAGACCATCACGATCACGACGGCATGTCATCGTCGACAATAACACGGTGCCGATGCATCGTGCTTGGAGTGGCACTGCTGTCGGCGTTGACCGTGCTCGGCAGTGTCGGCGCCACGCTCATTGTTGCCACCCATGGTGGGCATATTTTGTCTGTCGATTGACAGTGCCATGTCCTCGATGAATCCACGGGACCAAACGAACAGAGTCCTCCCCGTGCCGGGAAGAGCCGCGGTCACAGTCACCTCCTTGACACGTACCGGCTGCCCCGTCCGTACGCGCCCTCTGTCACAAGCGTCACCGGCAACAGCAGCACCCCCAGCCCGCGCGCGCGCTGTTACGTCGTCGTCGTCGTCGTCGTCGTCGTCGTCACCATTCTATAGAGGCTGGGATGTACACGCGTATACCCGGGCGCTACGCGAGCAACTCGACGCGTACCCCGTGCCGTGCGTGTACACGCCCAGTGTGTTTGCCGACGCTGTAGCGCAGGTAAGAACACGGTACGCATGCTCGCCCGCGGCGCTCGTCGGTGTTGCTAACATTGTGCGTCGCCACGACGTGCGTGCAGGTGGCTTCTTCGACCCCGACTTGCGTAACATGAATGGCGCAAACCTTTTTATTGCACTGTGGCACGAGGTGCAAGCGGTCGGCTTGTACGACGCGTTTGCCGAGTGCCTCGCAGACGTTGCAAGCACGTGCATGCAGGGTGTTACACATCGTATGTTTTCGTATTGGATCGTGTTGCAACAGGACAGGCACAACTCTGTTGTTGCTGCTGCTGCTGCTGCTACTACTACTACTACTTTGGCAACGCATGAACGAGAAAGGTGTACGTAACACCGAGTGGCGATACTGCGCACAAGGTGAGACGGTCGCGTCCATCTACGTGACTACCGGCGTCGCGCGGATGCACCCATTCGGCGTGTCCGATCACTGGGTGTGGTGGGCGCAGCACGCGAACGGCTTGGTCTGCGGGGAGTAACACGTGCGACTCGTGCATAAAGAACGTCATATCGTTCACCATGGTCATGTAAGGCTGCTTTGGCAGAACTGGCGCCTTGCACACGCAACACAACGCGTCGCCAGTATCAAAACACTCTGCGCTTGCCACCTTGCGCTTCCCCGGCAATCCCAGTTCACGTCGCAGTTTGTCGATTGGTGCCGTAACAGGCGGTGCCGTCGCGACGGCAGATGGGTCGCCGCCAGCAGCAGCGTCTTGGCCGGTGGTAACAGCAGGCGTCGACGCCGCCACGGCTTGCTGTTGTAACTCCATAAACCTCCGTCCGTCTGCACTCGCGTAAAACTCACGCAGCCGTGCGGGCCGGCTGTCACCGCGTTCTGCCATCACTGCACTGTGGCGTGCGGATAGTTGCTCGAGTTCGGCTTCCCATTCGGGGCGCCGCTTTGACTCGCTGGCGCGCGCAGCGGCCGCGCGTTGTTCGGCGCGAAACACTGTCGTGCGCCATGCGTTGTGCAGCACAAGGCGCATCATCTCAGACCATTGTTGTGCGATTTTGCCAAATGTTGCCTCGTCTACGACAAACTGCGTCTGCGTGAAGCGACGCCACTGACAGGCTTGATAGTGGCGGCGATACTCGGCGGCAAACGCAGTGTTTGAAAAACGCGCCGAGTCTCCAGTGTCCATGTCGCTTGGTTGATTGTGGCCGCCGCCGCCGCCGCCGCCGCCGCCGATAGTGGCGCTGCTCATTTCGATACGGATGTTTGTGTGGTGGCAGCGGCGATGCTAAAAATCAAAATCCTTGTGCGACTTGTGTGTGTAATAACATAACATAAATCACAGTCGATCAAATGCGGCCATCACACTTTGTTCGTAAGACACGTCAGCGTGATTGTCGACGCAGCCCGACGACAACGACGTGTTTGCTTGTATCTCTGGACGAAGCGCAAGGCTTTTCGTAAACACCATCGCCGGTGCCGCCGTCACGGTGTCTCCTGGGTGTTGGCGCTCGGCAATTCTGAGAGGCGGACGCAGCCGAGCGCACGTTGCGTACTCGGCGCGATACACCCCTACAGAGTATAACACGTTGCGCACGTGCTCAACCACCTCGTCGTCGTCGAGTGTCGATGCGCCGCCACCCATAGTCATACGAGTGACTGCTGTAACACTCATCTGCAGAGCACAGTCAAGGCGATCGAGTCTCGGTACGCTACGAAACTCGCGCCGGTGCTCAGATGCGGGTAACGGCTGTGTGTACTCGAGCGTCTCGAGAAACCGAGCGGTTCTGCGCGCAAACACGCGCGGCGCCGACACAGACAATGGGCGACGGCCTCGTGCGAGAAACGCAGGGAGTAGTAACATACTGGCCGCCACGTCGTCGTGTATGTCGGGATGATTGATGCACGACAAGTGCTCGGCGGCAGTTGCCAGTCGTCGCATGTCGTTATCATCGTCTCGAACCGCTTCGATGTAGTTTTCAAACAACATTGCCCCGACATGCGACGCTTCCGATGGGTCAAAATGAAACGTATCGCTGTGCCCCCCGCCATGTTGCCACTCCAATCGGTCCAACAGGCGTGCCACGGTCTCTTCGAGAGGCATCGACTCGTCGGTTCGTGTGCGTTTGACGAATTGCTCAAGTCTACGCCGGCGTTCGGTGACAGAGACACCCAGTGTAGGAAGGTTTCCAAGGCGACGCTGATGCGCCACCTCGTCGACGAGGTGACCAAGACGGTGTAGATCGCCGTTGCACGCACGGGTTAGGATGCGCGTCGTGTCCAGGTCTATGCGCGTCGGGTGTAGAATCGAGTGGAGTTGGACGAGACTGGGGCGCTCGACAAATGCCATGGTCGACATCGTGCCGAGGCGCGCCACGATCGGATGACACGCGTCGATACACGTGACTACAACGGGCACCATGGACGCCTTGAGTGCCCGTGTTACTTGCATCATTACGGCTGCACCGTCGTTGGACGAGTACGCATCAATGTCTTCAATGAGTACCAGTCGTCGCCGCAACGCCGTGGCGGCGGTGGCGACACCCTTGCTCGTGACCTCCCCCATGTTGACGAACAGGTCTGAGGACGTGACGTCCACGGTGGTCGTACCGAGTGTGGGGCGCAGTGTCGTGGCGACAAAGTTCTTCTCGAACAGCATCGATGCGTCGAGGACGAGCGCGTCGTGTCCGGTTTCGCTGGCGATTTGACACACACCTGTGCTCTTGCCTACCCCAGTCTTGCCCGCTACGAGAAGTACTGGTGTGCGTGACGCTGACGACAACGAGTACCACTCGGCCATCCACTGGCGAACTATACACCAGTCGCCGTCGACACGAGGCAACGTGCTCATCGCAGCCGCCGTGTTAATGGGCCTCGTGGAAACGTGTCGTACGCGCGCCATCAGACGGGCAAGCCCAGTAACGCTATCGGTGCCCGTGTGTTGTGGTCGTCGTTTTGGTTGTCGTCGGTCGTTGCTGCGCGGGTCTCGCGTGCGGACGCGCTCTCTCGACAATAGCAACAGCCCGCGGCACCATCGTCTAAGAACGTGACGGCGGCGACGACGGTGTGCTAATGCCGTGCAATGCTGTTGCAACCGTCTGCGTCTCTGCCGTGTTGACTCTAACGCGCGGTAAAGGAGTGCACGCAACGGCGATGGCATGGCAACTCCTCTTCCGCGCGCGACACTGTAACAACACGTACACACACACACACACACACACCTTTCCCCTCGACGGTGTACTGGCATGGCGGTGTAATTTATCGCGAAGACGACGAGGACGACACGGCGGCGGCGGCGGCGGCGGCGGCGGCGGTGCATCGCGCGCAGACATGATCATGTCCCATGGTGGCACATGGGGCGCCGTGTGATAGACACAATGTACGCCCACACGGAGGACACGAAAACAGGTGATTGACGCACACCGGCACGTGGCACATGGCACACCAATTCGACGACACGTCGCGTGTGCACTCGATACACACGATGCCGGTGCACTCTCGATCGTCCCCGTCGTCCCCGTCGTTGCCACAGTCGGCCATGACGTGAACGTGACAACGCGAGAATGGGCGTGTTGCACAGATGGTGCAAACATAATTGTCGCACATGCCAATCGAGCCGCTCGAGCACTTGAGTGCGCCCCCCATGTCGCGCGTAAAGCACGTTGCACACCGTCGTCGCTCGCACTCGGCCATCGGGGGCGATCCTGTCGTGATAACACGAAAGGAAAAATCATAGCCATTCCCCGTGTGCCAGGGGGGGGTCGACAGTGTCGCTCGCTCGCTGCGCTTCTTGGTCGCCGCGTGCCCGTTTCACGCGCGTCGTGCACACACGACAACGACATGTCTTTGTCCTATGATCGACTTCACGGCGAGGAAACCCGCCACGGTGGTGTGCCTCAGACTGTTCCGTTGTCCCGTTGCCTGTACGATGCGACACGGGCATTGGATCTCAAAACTGTCCAAAGGTTGTTGGCACTCGGCGCCGATCCGCTCGTCGAGTATCGCGGCAGGTGTGCGTTACAGGAGGCGTTGGAGACGTCGCGTCATTGTTTTCGCAACAATTCGGGTCATCTCGCGAGGGTGGAGGCGATTACAGACTGTTTGATGAGCGCTATCGAACGCAATCGCAAACACAAGCACGGCGACGACAGCAACAACAAAGGGAGCAACGAGCCACCAAAGTATGACGCCGTGACCACCACCGAGTTTATGCCATCGTATAGCGATGTGACGTCGTGCGTGGTCATCACGGGTGATGGCTCCTATCTATCGAGTGAGGACAGGGCGCGTAAAATTTGTGTTGCATAAAGTACGGTCGTACCGGTGTCGTCGTCACATCATGGCAGTATCACAAGGTGGCAGAGGAGATGGCGATGGCAGCGACGAGATGAACGTGCATACTACTGCTCCACCGCCACCGCCGTCGTCCAGTGTAGTAGTAGACCGGGCGGGGGCCTGTTTCAACACGTTTCCAGACAAGGGTGGCCACCGTCTTGACGAGAAGGTTCTACCACACGGGGGCGTGGGTGTCGTACGCAAGTCGTGTCTAAACACCAATTGCCCCCTGGCGGTTAGGTTTATCTCGTACACCAAGGACACGGAAGCAGGAGTTGCGAGACTGATAGCAGACACTACCAAACTGGCAGAGCACAACATCGGGCCGACATACAAGGGCTGGAAGAACTGTGCAGACCTGGGCGTCGTCGCGCTTATCACAGACCTGTGGGACGAGTTTCCGTTGCAGCCAAACGAAAAGGTACCAGTACAGGTTGTCGAGAATCTGATACTACAGATTGAGACGATCCACCACTTGAAGCGCGTACACACTGCGATACTCAAGCATAACGTATTGGTGCGCCGAGACCAAAACGGCGGCATTACAGAGGCAACAGTGGCAAACTTCGAACACATGCAATCGACTGCAGTGGAATGGAGCCGCGAGTTTGCAATACGACTTCTCCTGTACTATGACCAATACGAGTACCTGCGTTCGTTCTTTGCCACGTTATACGACAGGCTCCGGGGAGTAGAAGAGGACTCACGGGGTGCCCGATTGAAGTTCATCGACAAACTGGTACAAAACCCACAGTATTTCGACTATGCGCTCGTGTGGTCGCTACTGGGAGAAGACGCAACAGACGCGGACCTCCACATCACAACACCACATGCGCCGCGTTCTGTAAGCAAGTCATAAAATGTACCAGAACTGTTACCGAGAGAGATGGCCGCCGCCGCCGCCGCCGCCGCCGTGCGTATTCAGGTATGCGTCGAGTTTGGCAACCCAGAAAGCAAGTTGCCCACACGGGTTGCCGTTACACGCGTGGGCGATGGCAGCAGTAGCCACGACGCAACAACGTATCTCGCCGACGGGAGCCAACTCGCGTCGCGCCTGGTGACCAACCTGTTCGAGCGTATATTTGTCGTTGATCACGACGTGCACTGTCATGTCACCGGCACGTGGTGGCGCAAGTATCACTGCAACGACGAGGTGTGGTTGGCGCTGCTGACGAGTGTTTTAGCCACCGCGTCCGACAATGTCGTGATGCGCGACGCCGAAAGCACATTTGTGCACCTGGCAAAGGAGGCCCATGCGTGTACTGGCTCTGGCGACCTGTCGTTGCAGCGAACATGCGAGTACATTGCTCGCTCGATGATCCTATGCGCAGCAGTTGCGTTTGAAACAGAAGAAGACGCCGGCGGCGGCGACAGCGGCACTCAGCGTCGGCTGCGACAGCGGTGGTGTGAATTGTTGTTGGTGCACGCAGCACGACAACACGATGCAAAGTGCTGCTGGCGCCTGCTGTTGCGCAATGTACCGTTTCTTGACGGCGCCATTGAGTACGCGCTCAGCAAAGCGCTAGACTGGTACCTGGATGACATGATGTCAGAGATGGAGGCAGAGGACGGCGGAAATGTTGCAAACGACGACGACGCGCATCGCATGGTGCTCGTCTGGCGTGTTATGGACGCGATGCGTGCAAGTGTGAAAGACGATGGCCAAAATGGTGCCCTACGCGCGGCAGCAACGTTAGACCCCGAGTGGCAGGGCGTCATTGCGGTGTTACGGGCCCTATGTCGCACGCCCGTGCAGAGGAAACAGTTGCAGGACTATTACCTGTCGTAACGTCGTCGTCGTCGTCGTCGTCGTCGTCGTCGTCGTCGTCGTCCATAGTAAACAAGCATATTCAAAAAAAATATCGTCCATACAACAAGAGGGCTGCGCAGAGACACACACACACACACACACACACACACACACACACAACACGCACGTGCACATGGCGTCGTCTTCTGTCATTGAATGTCGCGACCGACCGCAAGCATGCGACATGTTGCATTTTGACGGAAGCGCATGGCGCAGCGCAAGTCGCGACGCACTCAAGGTTGGCACCATGACGCAAGTGTGTGCCGGCAAGGGTATCCTCATGTTTGACAAGCAGGGCCGACGTGTAGAAAACATCACACGCGCAGGCACGATTGCCGCGGCGGGCGTAAACTCTCCGCCTGGTACGTATTGCCCGGCGCGTGTTACCGTAGACGAGTGCCGTCAAATCACAGAGGTTGGTACGTGCGACATGTGTCTCGAGGACCTGGACAACGTACAGCGGTACGACCCCCTGCCGGTCGAGGTTGGACAGGTGCTTTGTGTTGTGAGGGTGAACGACGACGAGGACGGCGTGTGTAAGGCCGAGTGGGCAGCACGGTCCATTACGAGTGAGAAGGGCGGAACCGTCACTCATGTGTATGGTGGTCGGTGCATCGAAGCGACGCCCAGTCCGATTACAAAGATTGGAACGATTGGCTTGGCAAAGCAGTTTCCCGGCAGCGTGGAGATTGACTGTACTCAGTCGTTTACTGTCAATGAATGCGGCTTGGTAGTCGACGTAGCACCGTGTGCCCCAGTGCCGCCGTCTCCTTGGTGCGTCGAGCAAACTTGGCAGCAAATGTCAAAACTTCTCCTCGTCCCGTCGGTCCCCGAGAACGTGACGCTGTTTACACCCGGGACCGAGGACCTCATCCCAAACTCGTCCCGAGCGGGCTGGCGGTTGCGTTCAGACGCGCGCGTGCAGTTGACCACGACGTTCCCCCGTGGGGGCGACTACTTTGAGGTGGAAGATTGCTTTCACGTTATCGTGTCCAACACAACCAGCGAGGAGGTAACGGTTGCCCGGGGCTTCACGGTGCCCTATGAAGTTACCGGGTGCGACGGGGCGTCTGTTTTCCCCCCTTCTGCCAACGCCATCGTGCAGGCAACAGTGGCGCCCCGAGCGAACGTAGCAGTGTGCACGTCTGCTGTTACCGGTGCGGACCTGGGCGAAAAGTCGCTCATCCAGTCGCTGTTGATCCCGTTTGGCGGCGAACCCATACCGGACGGTGTTACACTTCACCTGGTCGCCCGCACACTGTGTCTGAACACGGCTAGCCCGTGTCGACCACGGTTCAGTGGCGAAAGTCTCCGGGTGTCAGTTGACCCTGGAGTGTTCACGCCCGCAAACGTCAGTAGCATGTTGACGAACGTCAGCGCCGCCACGGTGTACACGTCAAGTAACATGCCTCTCGGACTTACGCTCGCCGCGGACGGAACGTTCGGAGGCACACCAGACCCCGGAAACCCGCAGATCTCGTGTGCCACCATCACCGCCACAAACCCAGGCGGCGAGCCAGAGTGCGCAGTGTCGTTTGTAGTCAAGTTGATCACGTAAGCGCCACCACACCCCCCCCCCCCCCCCCCCCCGCGGTAGAACATGCCCCCTCTGTTTGTGTCGCCAGATGTGACAGCAGGCAGGGATGGCGACCGCAACTGTCACGCAGTCGACGACCGCCGTACCACGGCCACAGCATCAGCCGCGCTTCCAATACAAGTTCAGGAGCGAATGTAACATTGGTCAGCGCGACCCCGAGCGATTCTGGTCGCTACGCGAGTTGGCGCTTACACAGAGTCACCAGCCACGCGAGGCAGACGCGGGGGGACGCTGGTGCAACGTGCGCTACCTCCTCGAAGACCGGTGCGGCATGTTCCGCCTCGCGCAGCGCAAGGCAAATCTCGAACGGCAGTTCCTGCGGGGCTTCTTTCTAGAGTCACTCGACAGGCCCATTGGCGAAGACGAGATTATACCAGACGGCGCACGCGTCGTCCTCACACGCCACCCAGTCCCCGCAAATCTAAAACAGTACGTGCCGCCGAGGTATCGCGAAGAGTTTCAAAAGGAACTTCCGCCAAATCCAACAGAGGAGGACTATCGACTGCTGGAGGTGACCAAGTTCTCGGCACAACATCGTCCCCATCTCTACCACCACCACCACCATCACCACCACCACCACCACCACCACCACCAATGGCTACAACACGCAGCGGCCGTGGCGTCAAGCGACGTGCATCCCTCGCTGTTTGACACGTCTGCTGCTAGACGACCAATCGTCTGTAGTAACAGCGTCGCGCCCCCCGCCAGTGCCGACGTTACCGGTGGCGGTGGTACGAGAAGTACCGAATCACAAACGCACAATGAGCACCGCCGTGAAACGCTATTGCGTCCCCCCATGAACGTCGCACGTCGCCGCCGCGTGCCCCGTGGCATTCCGATCGATCAACTTCGTGAGCCACGGACTGACGAGGAGCACCGACGCGCATATGTAGACAAGGCGGGGGCCTTACGTGTCGTGGACTTGGACCAAGGCAATCGCAAACGCCAAAGACGCAGTCGTTGTGACGGCGACGCGTTTGACACGACACTGCTCGGCGCAGCACGTGTTCCTTGGAGTAAAAATGTCTGAGACTTGTGTAAGACACCCGTTGCAACATGACGACGGCGGGTATGCGCTGCGCTGCTATCACACAGTCGGGCACCCGATGCAGACGTCGCTGCAACTCCACGTTGTGTACTCAACACGCCACGTCGTCTCCGATCGGCGCAGCACGTGCATCCTTGCTGCCATTGAAGCGTCTCAAGTTTCGAAAGAGCAGTGGTGCTGCAAAGAGAAAGACAGTGTCTAAGGGCGGCGGCGGCGGCGGCGGCGGCGGCGGCGGCGGCGACCATCTGCAGCAGTGGCAAGACTGCAGAAGCGCCGGCCACTCTGAGGCAATGTGTCGTCCGCACTATGCAGCGTTTGAGCAAGCAAGATTGTCGGGCGCTTCGGCGTCATCGGCACGGAGAGGCGCATGTAACTGTCGCCCATAGTACTCGCGCGTACCCTGTGCCAACTGGAAAGCAAGACGGAGCGACAATGTGGCTACTGACAATAGAAATAGCGACGACGACAAATGCGTTTCCTTTGGTTTTTACTCGCCGAGACACCCGGCGCCGGTAAACTACGACACACACACACACACACACACACACATGCACGCACGCAACGTGTCATCCAAACGCCGGGTGGCTACCGTCATCGACTACCCATCACGTTTCCGACGCCCTGTCTTGTCGCAAGCGAAAACTATGTACCAAAACGTACGACAGTGCAAGCGACGCGGCGTATGACGTGTTGAACAGGTACAGTGCACCAATTGCCATGTACCAGTGTCGTATGCACCCCATAGACCATGTTACACGGCGGATGCGCGCCGTCGTCGCTGATGGTGGATGCGCGAGTGTCATGGGGTTGGGCGAAATGTGCAGCGCCACGGTGCGCGAAACGTGCAGCGTGTAGGCAAGGTGGGCAGATAGAAGCGCCACGTCCACGGCGGACGCACCGTGGGCCGGGAAGTAAGACAGTAGCACAGAGAGGTAAAACGAATCCTCGACCTCGAAACCGCGTGCCGAGCCGTATGTCCAGATGCAGATCCAGGTAAACGCAAAGAGACGACCCAGTTCCACACCATGGCACAACAGGTCGGGCAGGTCTGTCATTGCAGGCGCCAACCAGCCGGTCGTCAGCGACAGTAACAGGAGCACTGTGGTTACAAACTCGGGAACTAGTGCATGTGGTGCCATCGTCCTTAATCTACTGCAGTTTGCCGGCACCGGCGACAACAGCACTGGCGCCCAGGCGCTGAGTGTACCAACGAGCAACGTCATTTTGCGGTAAGCATCGACAGACGCGCCGAGTGTGCTCATCCACACTGCCATCGCCAACACGCGCGTTGCCGCCACCAGCGCCGTGTTAACTACCACGGACAGATGCAACACGTGTAGGTCGATAACTACGAGCGCATAGGCTGGCATAAGAGTGACTAGTAACAGCGGCAGGTGGAGATGCAAGTCAAGGTATGTCAACGCGGCCCCCGCCGCCACCAAGCACGCCGTGGCAAAGACAGGGCGCAGGGCAGAAACACATGCGTTGTTCATGGCGTTGCGTGTTGATGATGCTGGCGAGGGTGTGTGTTGTCGGCGGTGTCGGTGTAAAGAAGCCACGATGCATTGATCATTTTACGATGACCAAACTTGCAAAAAATCGTCTCCAAAAGAAAGAGTGCACCACCGCCGGCAACGATGGCGACGTCGACGTCGCTGCCCGTGTCACCGTTGCTTCTCGTCGTACTTGTCGTTGTCGCAATCTTGATTGGAGGGGCCGTTGTTGGTGGGTTGATCTATGCGCTGCGGGACCAGGATGGGCTCAACGAAGCCACTCGTCTCGTGAGCGAGGATGAAGGCGACACGGGCGTCCACAGTGAGAACGGTGTCTACGGCGACGACGACGACGACGACGACGACGACGACGACGACGACGACGACGAGTTTCCCACAGCACCAATCCCGATGCCAATCCTCCCTACGGTGGGACCACCGCCACCGATGCCCATGGCCCCACTGGATCACGACGACTACGACGGCGACGATGGGGACATAGACGATGTCTTGTCGCGCGTCATTGGTCGCGAGCCCAGCGACGTTATCGTAGCGCGACACACACAGCCGAGTACATCAGGCGCCGGTGTGACTGCCAAGACCCCTGCCTCGTCGACGTTGGGTAACCGCGGGGTTGTGGTGTTGCGAAAGGGAGAGGGCTCTGGTGCCGTGTCACTCGGTGACTTTTTGCGCCCGGCTCCGACAGTGCCGTCACAACAGATTACGCAACCCGCGCGTCCATCCATAGTCACGCGCCATCGTCCCACCTCGCCGCTGCCAGGGCGCCTGGCAACGGGAACGTTGACACCACGTGATGCCGAACAGCCTATCGTCACCCCCACTCACACTCCCGCTCCCACTCCCGCTACCTCCCCCGCTCCTGCTGCCACCGCCGACGCGGTTTCCAGCGGTGGTGGTGGCGGCGCTGCCAGTGACTGGGAGCAGCAGATGCTCGACGAGCACAATCTTGCTCGGCGCGCAAAGGGGTTGCCACCCATGTCGTGGGACGAGAGTTTGAGAGACGTCGCGCGCGAGTGGGTACAGAGACATGCGTCGGCGCCAAACATGATCCCCCATCGCAGCGGCACACACAGCAAGCCCAACGTCGGCGAGAACATTGCGTGGGCCTGGTCGAGCCGACCTGGGTCCGCCGATGGCTCGGCTCGTCGTGTGGTGGGCGACTGGGTGTCCGAGGAGAAGGACTACAACTACGCGACCAACACGTGCCGTGGCGTGTGTGGACACTACACGCAGGTTGTGTGGCGTGACACAAGCCGTGTAGGCTGTGCACAGGTCCAAACACCCGACGGCAAGGTGAAACACACCGTGTGTAACTACTCGCCGGCGGGCAACTATGTGGGCGAAAAGCCATATTAGTGTAGAATGTGAGTGTGTGTTTACTACTCTTTGGGAGTGCTGCTGGTTTCGACGCGCGGACGGGTTCTGTGGCGACGAATGTAGTGAACCTGGTCGCCCCACTTGTTTTGAATGGGTACCAATACACTGTCGTCGCCAACGGCCGGGAGTGGCTCTGGTGGAACCTCGCTGCCGTCGTCTGCTGCCATGCTCTCGCCGCGATAAACACGCACAAACTCAAATCCATCCCTCTGGCGCTGTTCCGACTCTGCGCTCATGAGCACGCGCGCCAAGCCGCGGATGTTCATCGTGCGCTCCATGTCAGCCGCCATCTGTCGCGTGATGATCGACCGGACGTGCACGTACTCTGGTGAGTTTACCTTCTCTGGCGGTGGCGGTCGTCGAACACGATCGGCCCACGTCAGCGGTCGCTCTCTACCAGCGTCTACCGCCGCCTCTGCCGCTGCCGTCATGCGTTCGTCAGCCTCTTCTACTTGCTGCCGGGTCGTGAGGAGTCGCACGGTCACCGTGCCAGACTTTGACGGCACCGCCATGCACTCTCCAGATGACGACATGCCTGCCTGCCTGCCTGCCTGCCTGTGGTGTGTTCGTTCCTGTTCCACCTAGCAACAACGAAAGGGATCTGGCTGTTTTGAACACGTGGTTTTTATCACACAGCCACGCAGACCCGCCACAATGCACGCGCGACAATGTGATTTTTGTATCGACAGTGGCGGTGACGACGATGGCCGTGGCGACAAGCGGCGATGCCGCACCCCCCCTCATGTTCCGATGGACAACACGCGACGTGGGTGCTACGGACGGCGGCGGGTGCCCCGAGGTCATCGTACCATCTCACGACCAAAATCAAAACGATAAGGACTGGGCTACGTACGCATGGGTGGCGCCGATCGAAACTCATGGCCTCGTGCTCGCGCGTCGGCTACCAGATGCGCTGAGACAGGACGTTTACGACTTTCATCTACGGCGTGTAAGCATCCGTTACCCGCTCGTCGTGTTAGCCGAGGGCCTTGTTACCGCGGCGTTGCGCGGCGAGCATCAACAGGCCGTGGCGTTTGCATACTATCTGTTACGCGAGGACACGATGACAGCACTGCGTGCGCTTGTGCACACGTCGCTTCAGATAGTCGAGCGCACGCAGTCCTTTTCGCGCGTGGTTTGGTTGTGCATTGCACGAGCGCTAGGGTACGTACTGACTGTAACAGACGTGCGCGCCGCGTGTCGGTGCGCCTATGAACTTGCTGCGTGTCCGGTGGCCAAGGTGCGGAGTGAGCCACGGGCGAGTGACGAGCCTCCCGGAGTGGTGACTCTCGGCGACGACGCGGTGCATGCAATGCGCACCCTTCCGCCCGTGGCGGTACCTGTTGACGAGGCACTGTTCGAGCGTGCCTACGAGCAGCGGCAGTGGCCCCTGCCGGTGACGATTGTCGGTGTCAACGAGCGCTCGTTCCCACATGCTTTCAGGCGCTTTACTTTGCAAAAATTCACGACGCCCCTCCGAGGTCACGTGTCTGGTGCCGAGGTGCTTCACCTGATGTTCTCGCGACACACTGACAAGTACGCTGCCTCTCAGAAGCAACAAGCGGCCATGGTCGCACGCCGTGCACTGTACGAGTCTTTCTGGCAGTCGATGCGCTCTGAGGTTCTGAACCTGTCGAGAACGCTGTGGTTGAGTATTCGTCGCGGCGAAGAACGCAAGGATGGCGACGATCTTGCCGATGCCATTACAGCCGATCAGGGCACGACGGCGAGCGGTGGCAGTGCGCCAAAGCGCAAAAAAAGTGCAACGACGGGGCAGATGACCATTTCCGACTTTTACAGAGTCTAGCCGCGTCGCCACATCTGTCGGACCCCTCGGTTCTCGAGATAATACCGCGCGTAATACGGGTGCGTATAGTCACGCAGGTTGCGTGGCGTCATCGTAGGAGGCCACGGGGACGTCGTTGCTACGTCACCGAGTCGCGCGTCATACGCGTAGCCCCACATGCCGTAGGGTCCAACAAACTCGTCGTACACGGGGGGCATCGATCGGGCTTGCGAAACTCGACGTTCCACGTTTCGACTCGCCATTACTTGCACTCGTGGGCTCGCACTGTGATCATAACAGGTGCGCAGACAATTGTACAGATGGGGGGGAGACATGTTACAACAACCGCACGTTTAGCGCGCGCGCGTCAGACAGTGCATAAACGCATTCTGTGCAATGATCAACCGCACAACACCCCGTGACGGTGTGCCGTGCACAATGACGTCACAGAGTTTGCAGCCCCGTCAGCAAGCACAGCACGAGACGATGTATCACCAGCAGCACCAACAGCAGCAGCACCAACAGCAGCAGCACCAACAGCAGCAGCACCAACA